ATCTACAAGATGACCCAGGCCTGTCTGCCGTGGCTGATCAAGAGCCAGGGAACCGTGCTCAACATCGTCAGCAATGCTGCGCACATGCCCATGACTTGTTCCTTGGCCTACAACGCCTCGAAGGGTGCCGCACTCATCATGACCAAGCAGTTGGCCCGTGAGCTCACGAAGAAGTACGGCATCACGGTGTTCAGCGTCAGCCCCAACAAGCTCAAGGGCACAGGCATGAGTGACGCGATCGACGAGCAGGTGGTCAAGACTCGCGGCTGGACGAAGGAGTACGCGCAGCAATACCAACTGCAAGGGTTGCTGACCGGCGAGGAAACTCCGCCGGAGGCCGTCGCAGAATTCATCGCCTTTCTCCTGCAGGACAAGGCGCATCACAAGTTTCTAACCGGCTGTGATATTCCCTACGGGGCTTGATCAGCACTCACCAAGGAGCAACACAATGAAACAAGTAGAAGTTTTCGAAACCACCGACGGTCAGCGCTTCGACGACGCGGCGGAAGCCGAGCGTCATCAGAAGCATCTCAACAACGCCGGCAAGGTCGAAGCGTTCCTCGACAAGCACTACCCCACCCCCACGGGTGATGGTGCCAAGAAAGGCCCGAGCCGCGCCATCGCGAAGAAGGCCGTTGAGCTCTGGCTGGAGGAGAACTGAGATGCCTCGTTTCAAGATTGAACAGGTCGCCCTGTTCCCTCCAGACCCGGAGACGGCGCTCGCCTTCCTGAAGGAGATCGGCCTCGAAGAATGGTCCAAGGACCACGTGGTCGCCACAGGCAAGGTATTCGGCGTTCATGGCACTAATGAGGCCGATCTGGCCTTCAACTACACCGGCCTGAGCGACGCTCGTGAGCTGGAGGTCCTGCACTACACCTCCGGCCCCAACTGGATGGAGAACCACGGTCGTGACAACTCGGTCAGCCATCTCGGCATGCACGTCACCGCCGAGGAGCTGGAAGAGTGGCGTTCGTGGTTCGCCTCCAAGCGCATCCAGGTCGCGCAGGAAGTGTTCACCGACAGCCACACCAACCCGGTGATCGCCGGCAAGCGCAAGTACAACTACGTCATCTTCAGCACGCGCCACATCCTGGGCGTCGACATGAAGTTCATCGTCAGGATCGATCAACAGTGAAGGTCTGGACGCGCTGTCGCCGATGCCTGACGCGGCGCGTCCTGAAGCAGCACCCTGACTACTACCAGATCGTCCCTCGTTGCCGCTGTTGTGGTGCGAGGGACTTTCGGGTAGTGAAGAAGAACAAGCAAGTGACGTGCAACTGCGAAGGCTGGTGGTTCCCGCACCGCAAAGGGTCCAAGCATTGCTTCTACAACACAGAAAGGTTTGAGGAACATAACATGATCTCCATCGTCGCCGATACAGAAACAACTGGTTTGCTCCTGCCAAAGAGCGCCGGACTCGAAAAGCAACCCCGTGTCATCGAGCTTTGCTTGGTGCGGCTCGAAGGCAGCACGATTGTTTCCGAACACAACTGGCTGATCAACCCGGAACAGGAGATCACCGCCGAGATCACCAAGATCACCGGCATCACGAATGAGGACTTGGTCGGCAAGCCGTTGTTCCGCGAGTTGCTCGCCGAGATCGAGCCGATCCTAGCTGGAGCGGACTTCTTCATCGCTCACAACGCGCACTTCGACCGCACCATGATCAAGAACGAATTTGCGCGGTGCGAACGCTCCGGCTACCCTTGGCCTGCGAAGGAGGTCTGCACGGTTCAGGAGTTCAGGTCTGAGTTCGGCAAGTTCCCCAAGCTGATCGATCTGTACGAGAAAAAACTCGGTCGTCCGCTGGCCCAGACTCACAGGGCGCTGGACGACGTGAAGGCGCTCATCGAGGTGCTGCAACACGAACAATTCTTCACGACTTTGGAGCTCGCGGAAGAACCCGGAACATTGAAATGATCCAACTCCGCATCAGAACAGAATATTCCTTCGGCCAGACCTTCGCGCCGATCGAGCGCATCGTTCAGCGACTGAAGGAAACAGGTTGCACGGCCGCAGGGATTGTGGACACATCTTCCACGTGGGGTCACGTTCGCTGGTTCAACGCTTGCCGTGCTGCCGGCATACAACCGCTGCTAGGGGTCGAATTGGTCGTCTCAGACGACGACACGGCCCAAGCAATGTGGTTTCTAGCCAATAGCACGGACGGGTTGAGCGAGCTCTACGGCTGGGCCAGCCGCGCCCACAGGCAGACCATAGCGACCCGACGCGGATCGGTTCCCCGGCTCTACCGAGACGACGTTCTCGAAATGAGCACAGGAATCTTCAAATTCGCCGGGGAAGTGGTGGACGAGAAGTTCATCGAACAGGCCAGACCGTTCCTCGACCTCAACCCGGCGAGCCGCATCCTGAACGCCAAGAAAATGGCGCTCTCAAAGAAGCTCAATATCCCGTTGGTCTTCACCAGCGACAACGCCTACGTCTACGAGAACGACTTTGAAGTGTTCGAGTTGGCGGTCGGCGGAGGGATCAAGCCAACCCCGCAGTTCATATTGGACAAGTTCTCGTACGACGACTGCGGCACGGCGGAGGACATCGCCGAGTTGTGCAAAGACCTTGAGCTTCCCAAAGCGCCAATGGTGCGTGCAGAAGGGAATCTGGAAGCGCTCTGTCGAGAGGGGATAAAGTTCCGCAAGATGGAAGACCGTTGGACGCCGGAATACGAACAGCGGCTGCTTTATGAGCTTGAGCTGATCCGGTCCAAGGACTTCGAGAGCTACTTCCTGATCGTCGCGGACATGACGCAGTACGCCAAGGAGCACATGCTGGTCGGTCCCTCTCGCGGCAGCGCGGCAGGTTCGTTGGTGTGCTACCTTGCTCGGATCACCGAGATCGACCCTCTGCCTCCAAAATTGTACTTCGAGCGATTCATCGACGTCAGCCGCACGGACTTGCCGGACATCGACTTGGACTTTCCAGACGACAAGCGGTTCATGGTGTTTGAATACATGGCGGAGAAGTATGGCTCCTCCAATACCAGCCACATCGGCACCATCAGCGCATTCAAGCCGAAGTCGGCACTGATCCAAGTTTGCAAGGCATTGCGCATACCGCCACAGGCGACGGCTGGTGTGAAGGTCGCGATGATCGAGCGGTCGTCAGCCGACTCGCGCGCCAACAACTGCCTAGAGGACACCCTCAAGACCACCGACCCCGGCAAGGCGCTGTTGGCTTCCTACCCGCAGGTCGAAATGGCCACACTCTTGGAAGGCCACGCCTCGCACACCGGAGTGCATGCGGCGGGGTTGCTCGTCTCCAACGAGCCGATCACCAAGTTCGCCACGGTCACGGCGGACGGCATCGCACAGATCGAGAAGGGCGCGGCGGAATCCTTGGGACTGTTGAAGATCGACGTTCTGGGTCTGCGCACCCTCGGCATCCTGGAAGATTCTGGCGTGCCGATAGACTGGTACAATTTGCCGTTCGACGACAAGGAAACATACGATGTCTTCAACAATCAAAGGTTGTGCGCCATATTCCAGTTCGAGGGCAACGCTCTTCGAGCGATTTCGGGCGATATTGACTTTCGGTCCATCATTGAGATCGATGCTGTCACGGCACTCGCTCGTCCTGGCCCGTTTGGAGGCGGTGTCACGGAAGAGTACGTCAAGCGCAAGCAAGGCAAGCCGTACCAAGCCATCCACCCATTGGTTGAGAAACACATGGAGGAAACATTTGGTCTGCCTGTCTATCAGGAACAAACTCTTGCTATCGTTCGCGAAATTGGAAAGTTCGACTGGAAAGAGACCAGCACGATTCGCAAGGCGATGTCGAAGCGCATGGGCAAGGAATTCTTCGACACCTACTGGGAGAAGTTCAAGGTTGGCGCGACGAGTCAAGGCATAAGCGAAGACGAGGCTCGTGCCACTTGGGAGATGATCAACTCCATGGGTGCGTGGCAGATGAATAAGGCGCACACCTATTCCTACGCCGTGATCAGCTACTGGACAGCCTACTTGAAGGCGCACCACCCGCTGGAATTCGCGGCGGCGAACTTGCGCAACGCGAAAGATGAAAGCAGCGCCGTCGAGCTGCTGCGCGAGATGGTCAGGGAGGGTGTCGAATACATCCCGTTCGACCTGGAGTTGTCCGAAGAGAATTGGTGCGTGAAGAACGGCAAGCTCGTCGGCGGATTCATGGCGCTGAAAGGGATCGGCGAAGCAGGCGCGAAGCGCATGATAGAAGCTCGCAATGCTGGGCGCTTGACGGAGAAGGACCGCGCCAAGATCGCTGCCTGCGAGAATGTCTTCAACGACATCTTCCCGTTCCGCTCTCGTTACGGCGAGATGTATGCCAATCCTGCCAAGCACGGCATCGCGACGGAGAAGATCTACACCATCGAAGAGATAAAGTCCATGCCAGCGATCAAGCACGGCATCGAGCTTGTTTTCATGGGCGAGGTCGTCTACAAGAACTCCCGCGACGCCAACGAAGAGATCAACGTCAAGAAACGCGGCGGCGAGGTGCTCAAGGGCCAGACGCAGTTCGCCGACATGAGGCTGCGAGACGACACCGGCACCCTCGGCGCTCGGATAGGCAGATTCGATTGGTTCGGCATGAAGAACGGCGACCCAGGAGGCAAGCACTTCATCGATGCCGTTCCGGAAGGCGCTCACCTGTTGGTGCGAGCCAAGTTCTTCAACGACATTCGTTTTGGCTTCATATCTAAATACAAGGTGATGTGATGAGCGAAAAGGACGCCTACAAATTCCTCCGCGACAAGGTGTTCCTGCCGCGAGACCGGTTGGATCGCGTTGAGAACATCGTCGGTGACGGCATGCCGGACACCAACTACTGCATCGCTGGGGTTGAGGGGTGGATCGAACTCAAGTCGCCGACAGAACCGAAGCGTGCAAGCACGCCGCTGTTCGGGTCCAACCACAAGCTGCTGCAAACACAGAAGAACTGGATCCTTGAACAGCTCAAGGCGAAAGGGATCGTCTATCTGTTCATAGCGACCAACAAGCGCAAGATGCTGGTCGAAGGGCGTTGGGCCGAGCAGATCAACGACATGACCGTGCAGCAGATCATAGACATCGCCAAGTGGCACCGCGAGCGTCCGCGTAAGGATTGTTGCGTGAAATTGCGCGACTGCCTGATCGCTCCATTTTGAGGCAACCATGCAAGCACAACGATTCAAGACAAAGCCCTACGACCACCAGCTGCGCTATTTGAACGAGCACGGCAGGCGGGAATATTCCGCGCTGCTCGCCGAGATGGGAACCGGGAAGAGCTTCTGCATCGTCAACAACGCCGCTGACCTCTGGTCCACACACGACCTAGATGGGTTGCTGGTCATCGCGCCCAATGGCGTGCATTTCAACTGGACGCTGCAAGAGATTCCGAAGCACATGCCAGACTGGGTGCGGATGAAAGCGGCGCACTGGTCTTCGTCGATGAACAAGAAGGAGAAGAAAGCGCTCGACGATCTGTTCAGTTCGACGGATTCCACCGAGCTCAAGATATTCGCGATGAACGCCGAAGCGATAGCCACGAAGCGTGGATTCGAAGCGGCGCAGAAGTTCTGCATGAGCTGTCGCCGATTGATGATCGCTGTCGACGAGAGCGACATGTTCAAGAATCCAACAGCGGCACGCACCAAGGCGCTGATGAAACTCAAGTCGCTGGCCGCTTACCGACGCATCATGACCGGAACCGCGATCACCAACTCGCCGTTCGACGCCTTCAGCCAGTTCATGTTCCTGGACGAGACGATCCTGCGCACGACATCCTACTTCTCCTTCAAGGCGGAGTATGCTGAGATGTTGCACGAGAACCATCCGATGTTGGTGCGGATCATGGAAAAGCAAGGCAAGGTCAAGCGCGACAAGGACGGCAACAAGGTCATCGTCGGTCGCGCACCGCAGATCATGGCTAAGAACGCCGAAGGGCGACCGGCCTACCGCAACCTCGACAAGCTCAACCGGCTCATCGCGCCGCACTCGTTCAAGGTCATGAAGAAGGATTGTCTCGATCTGCCAGAGAAGGTCTATAAGACGGCCTACTACGAGATGACCAAGGAACAGCAGCTGGTCTACGACAAGGCGCGCGACGAAGGGCGATTGACGCTCGCAGGAGAAGACACGCCGTTCAACCGTCTTGTCATCCTCACCAAACTCGCGCAGATCACCTCGGGTTACTTTCTGCACCCCGAGAGCGAGGAACCTGTCAGGATCGAGGGCGACAATCCGCGTCTGGAACTTCTCAAAGAGCGCGTGTTGAACGCTGTTCAAGAGCACGGCAAGAAGGTCATCGTCTGGGCGCGATTCAGAGTGCAGGTCGACGACATCGCCAAGGCGCTGCGTGCTGAAGGATTGGGTGTTGTCGAATATCATGGAGGGGTCAGTAAGGAAGGCCGTCTGGAAGCCATAGAGAACTTCACCAATGGCGACGCTGATGTGTTCGTCGGCAATCAACAGGCTGGCGGTGTCGGCATCACGCTCGTCGAAGCTTCTGTCGTCATCTACTTCAGTCAGGACTTCAGCTTGCGCAATCGGTTGCAATCTGAAGACCGAGCGCACCGCATCGGTCAGACAGAGGACGTGCTTTACTTGGATCTGATCGCCAAGGACTCGATCGACGGTCAGATCGTCGGCGCGCTGGTCAACAAGAAAAACGTGGCGGATGTGGTTCTCAATATTTAGTTTCCAGTCATCATAGCGGGAGCGATAATAGTTCCAATAACTTAGAAAGAGGAAGGAAAAGCATGAGCCGCACCTACGAATCCGACCGCGTGCAGTGCCAAGCGATCAGCAAAGGCACGCACAAGCGTTGCACGCTGATCGCCACTCACAGCGACGGAGGCAAGGCTTACTGCGAGCGTCACGTGCAGATAGCACGGCGCGATCGGGCAAACAAGACACCAATCGTGCGGAGGGAGGAGAAATGAGCATAGCGCCAGACGTCGGATCTACCGATTCTCCGCTACCACCCCCACCGAGCAAACACTACGACGGCGGCCCGGCGTTTCCGCAGATCACTGAACTTGGAGACATAGCGGCGACAAGTAACGGCATGACCCTGCGCGACTACTTCGCGGCGAAGGCGATGCAAGTGCGATTTGGGGCACGCGGAACGTCTCTGCCATTTGACAAAATGGCCGAGAAATGCTACGCCCTCGCCGATGCCATGATCAAGGAGAAGAACAAATGAAGCCCCTCGTCATCTACCACGCCTACTGCACGGACGGCTTCGGCGCGGCGTTCGCCGCTTGGCTCAAGCTCGGGGATGGTGCGGAGTATCTTCCGATGGATTACGCCGATACGTCGCCGGACATGATGGCCGAGAAGTGCCGTGGCCGAGAGGTTTACATCCTCGACTTCAGCTTCCAGCGGTTGGTCATGGGACACATCTTCGAAGCCGCCAAGCGCGTCGTCTGGCTCGACCACCACAAGACGGCGTTCGAGATGGCGGGGTTAGGCTACGAGAAAGGCATGACATCCGCTTGCCACCACCTCGCCGATCCTGCTCGCCACCACATCCGCCTCGACGACAACAAGTCCGGCGCGCTGCTCGCATGGGAATACTTCCACCCCGGCACCGAAGTTCCGTTGCTGATCCAGCACATTGACGACCGGGATCGGTGGCAGTTCAAGTTGGAAGGCAGTCGTGAGTTGCACGCCGCGCTGAGTTCGTACAAGCCGTGGTCGTTTGAGCAGTGGGGTCATTGGTGTGGCACCAGTCGTGGTCTCAGCTTCGATACCCAAAACGATTGGCGCAGGTTCTTAGCGGAAGGTGCAGCCATCCTCCGCGCTCAAGATGCACACGTCAAGTCGATGGCAAAGCAGGCGAGGAAGTGCGTGATCCCGTACAGCGAAGTTCCAACCCCGCGCCCGGTGGCTAGTGGCCTCGCCGTCAATGCATCGCTCCACCAATCGGAGGTAGGACATGAACTCGCCAACCAAAGTGGAACCTACGGGCTTGTATGGTACTTGGGCGCAGACAACAAAGTCCGATGCAGTCTGCGTAGTAACGGTGACTATGACGTATCGGCTATCGCCAAGTCGTTCGGGGGCGGAGGTCATCGCAACGCGGCAGGCTTCGAAACCGACACAACCACGCTGATGGGGTGGCTGAGATGACCCGCAACTGTGCATCCAATTGGTGCTTCACCGTGCTGGGTATCATTGTTATTGCTGCCCTGTATGGTGACGCGATGTACCAGCATGGCCGCGAAGTTGAAGCGGCGAAGTGCCGCCCCACCGTGACCGTGCCGAAGAAGTCGCTCTACGACCTGAGTCCCCGGCAACTGCGTCGGGTGATTAGGTACGAGAAGATGAGGGGGCAACCATGATCTGCCAACGATGTGCTAAAGACCGCGATGGAATCCACACCTGCACGCCAAGTGATTTGGTCCGTAAGCTGGAGCAGCAGCGCGACGAACTGTTGGCAGCGCTTGAGTCACTTGAGAAGGACAACCACACCTACCAAACACGCCCATGCCCAACGTGCAGGAAGATTACTTCAACACTAGGTCGCCCGTTTGGTTGCAATGCAAAGGAACGTAACGCCGCACCGAAACCTGTTGCCCATGCGTGGCAACCGACCAATGAAGAACTCACGACGATTTACATGAAGGCAAACGGCATCGAAGGGAAGAACCCACCGATTACCACCGAGCGGATATTTACTGCAATGCGAGCCATGCTCGCCGCCGCACCGAAACCGGAGAACGGACATGAGTGATCGTGAATTGCTGGAACTAGCGGCGAAGGCTGCGGGGTACGTGTATTTAACCGGCCCAACAGGCGTGCCTACAGGAGAAGCGTACATTCCAAGCGATGGAAATATTCCTTGGAACCCCCTCACCGACGACGGCGATGCTTTGCGATTGGCGGTAAAGTTGGGACTTGGTCTTATATACAGTGAAAATGAACAGCTTTCTAATGTGTTCAAATGCGGTAGGCATGATTCAGTCATTGATTTATGTGAGCACTTCTCTGACCACTGCAACGACCCCTACGCAGCAACCCGCCGCGCCATCGTCCGTGCTGCGGCTGAGATCGGAAAGGAAATTAAATGACCCACACAGAAGAACTGATGAAGCTGGCAGAGGCGGCAACGCCGGGACCGTGGCATGCCGACGGAGAGCACGACTATAAAGATTGCGTTTGCACAAGCAAGTATTGCATCACAAGCGACCTTGAAGAAAAGGATGCTTCCTTCATCGCCGCCGCTAATCCAGAAACCATCAAGCAACTCGTCGAACTCGTCCGGTTGCAGCATGAGTCTGTGAAACAATACGCAAAAATGATGCCGTTGTATCAAGCAGGCATTGATGCCATCGCCGCATTCAACCGTTTTGAGCAAGGAGGAAGTGATGAATCCTGACGTTTACGATATGACAAAGTCGCACCTGATGCGCGAAGGATTTGACGGCCTTTACGATGAAGGTGGGGAGTGCGCCTGTGAGATAGCCGACCTTGCGCCATGCGGAGAGATGCGAGCATCGTGCATCGCCGGCTATCGTTACTGGTGCGAGGATGCCGATTGCGAACACACGACAACAAATGGTAAGCACTGGCACATGAGGTCAAGGAAATGACCTCCCCCGCGATCAAGCTGGCAAGAGAGTTACACATATACGGCGGCAAGGTGCAAAACCTCGAAGGAGAAGACGGTTATTGGGTTGAAGATGTGTCCGAGAAAACCATGGAACGCTTCTACACCAAGGCACAAGCACAGATACTCCGCGAGTACGCCATGAAGCCAAACGCTAACCGAACGAGAGCGGCGCTGCTGAGTAGGGCCGACGACTTGGAGCGCGGAGCATGAAAACTTTCTACACCTTGCTGCTGTTCTTCACCCGTTTCGACCTGGCCATTGCGCGCAGTACGGGGCGGAACCCGGACCACATCGCGGCCCTCTGCGCCGACGAACGTGCTTACGAGAAAGCACTGTGGGATTTGGATCACCCGTTGCACATCAACTAGCGAAAGGAGAATCACCAATGACAACACCTACCACCATCACCATCGACAATGTGAAGTACGTCCGCGAGGACTCCATCGCACCAAAGCCTACCGGCAACCGCTGCGTTGTTGTGGTGGATCGCGGATGGATTTTCGCTGGCGACATGACCCGTGAGAACGGGCGCATCAAACTCACTCGTGCCCTGCACGTTTTCAAGTGGGAGTCTGTCGGATTCGCCGGTATGCTGGAGAACACCAAGAAAGCCGATCTCCGAAAGATTGCTGACGTTGACATTCCCGAAGATGCTGAAATCTTCTGCGTTCCGGTGCACGAATCGTGGGGACTGTAGCCATTAGGCCGGTAGGCAACGGCAACGGCAACGGCTTCGGCGACGGCTACGGCGACGGCTACGGCTACGGCTACGGCTACGGCTACGGCTACGGCTACGGCTACGGCAACGGCGACGGCGACGGCTACGGCTACGGCTACGGCAACGGCGACGGCTACGGCTACGGCGACGGCGACGGCTACGGCGACGGCGACGGCTACGGCAACGGCGACGGCTACGGCACCATCAGATCAAACAAGCGGCGCAGACCGATTTAACCCTTTTGCCTCCCCCGCTGTGGATTTCTTTCAACTCTGTTTGAGGGTTATCGGCGAGCACGGCGTGGGGAGGCTCCTAACTAAGGAGCCAGCCCAATGACCCTCAGCGCCTTCCGCGCATACCTAGCAGCCGGTCTCCGGTCTCTTGCATCTCGGCTTGACCCCACGGCAGCGCCGTTGAGTATGCTGCCGCACGAGGAAGGTCCTGCAGCAGATCTTGAGCTCCAGCCATACGACGGATGGGCCGAAGATTTGCTGCCCCCCGAACAGCTGGAGAAAGCACGGGAGTGTTGGCGGCGAGCTTTTCAAGGACTCCGATGTCTCGGCGACCCTCAGCTGCCTGAGCGAGTGCGTGCAGAGGACCCCGAGGAGTTTGTACGGCTTCGTCTGTCAAGGCCGTGGCGCGAACTTCAGGAAGATTGCGAAGCATCACGGTCATGTCCGCGCCTCGATCCGACATGGTGGGAAGGAGACGGTCCACAAGCGGGGTGTTTGCGGTGCTTAGCGATAGACTCGTGGCCCGTTCCCCCGTTGGGAAGCCACGACGACCACTTCCAACCTTCCGAGCAAACGGGTTTTCTACGACGGTAGGCACCACCTGTTCTCTCCAGTAATTGTTCGCCTCCTTGAACGCCGTGAGTGCTTCCGTGTTGCCGGCGTTCTGCTTCGCCCAACGAGCCGCGTCAGAATCCAGCGCATCCCGCAGATCGCCGAGGTATTGCCGCGCCGCCTTGAGCTCAGTGCTCGGCGCTTGGCCGCTGAACTTGGCATTGTCCAACGCACGGTTCAGGTTTCCCCATGCCTTGTTCACAGCCACCCGTGCCGTGTTGTAGTCAGCGAACGGTAATGGCATCTGGGCCAGCTGCTTCGCCGGCACGCCGGCCATGTTGGCAGCATCGAAGCCGTACTTACCAAGTTCCTCAAACGCCAGCGCCTGCCCTCCACCACCACTGCTCTTCAGCACGTTGGATGTGTAGTGAGGCTTCATCGGTCCGAGCCCCAAGTTCTGCACAACGTTGTCCACCTTCTGATACATCTGCGATCCGAGATCATAGCGCGTCTTCACGGCGTTCTTCAGCTCGTCGAGGTAAGCCCCGCCCGCGTCCGGCACGCCGTACTTGGTGTCCTTTTTCAGAACATTGAACAGCGCTTCGGCTTGTTCATCGACCAGCTTGGCGTGCGTCGGCGCGGCGCGCTCGAACGCGGCGACCCAGCTCTGCGGGTAAGTCTGTCCGAATGTCGGCTGCGGAATGCCGAGACGCTTGGCGGCTTCCTCGATCTCCTTGGCACGGACACCTTCCTTGGTCATCTGCCCGGTTGCGGCACCGGCCACTTTGCCGAGTCCTTGAAGAACCTTGGCCGATCCACCCGCCGTCACCGCGTCGATGCCGCCTTGGACGAGCGAAGAGCCGAGTTCCGCGCCCAAGCCGGTCGGTGCGTCGGGACCGCCGCCCAAGAACCCTGTGCCGAACCCCATGGAAGCAGCCGCTCCTGGGCTGGTGGCCAGCGCGTAGGGCAACCCCTTGCCCACGACCCCGCCGACCATGCCTGCTGGCGTTTCCTCAAGCTGACGGAGCGCTCCACGGCGGGCCGTGCGATCTGCGGCGATCTGCTGGCGCACGACGTCGCCCGAAGCCCCGCGACCGGGGAAGGCCAGTTGAAGCTTCTCGATGCCGCTCAGCACGGGCTCTTGCAGCGCTCCTCCAAGGGCCGCGAAACCGCGCTTGAGGGGGTTGGGCTCAATCTCTTCGGCGGTCGCCGGGGGGATCGTTGCAATGGCCTTGGCACCCCGCGCTTTGATCGCGGCGAGCCCTTGACCAGGCTGGTCGCCGCCAGCGATGATCTTGTCGAGCTCTTCGTCGGAGAGGGTGCTGTAATCGGTCGCCATCACTGAGCTCCTTGGAAGCGCTTCATTATTTCACGGTTGACATCGGCGATGCGGGCCATCTCTTCCTTCATCACCCGCTCCTTCCGCTTACGCCATTCCGGGCTCACAATGCCTCGGTCGTCGGTCATCTTGTTGAACTCGTGGCCGAAGCGAGCGTTGGTCTTCGCCATCTCCTTCATGAACTGGCTGAGCGCCAACCGCCCTTCGTTGGTCAGGGACAGCACCGGAGCCATCTGCTGCAGCAGCTTGTCTTCGTAGTTGCTCATGGCACCGGGCAGCAGGTTCTGACCTTCGCCCGTGCGCAGGTGCAACGCGAAGTTCGAAGCGACCGAGCGCGCCATGTCCGCCGCACCGACCTCTTTGCCGACGTCCACGCCGAGCGACTTGAGGCCAGAGCGCAGTTGTTGGAGCAGCGGGCCGAGTTCGCCTTCCGGCATATTGGGCGTGCTGTAGAGGCGGTCCAGCAGGTCGAGCTGCATGATCATCTTGTTGGAGGCCGACATCGCGTCGTTGAGCATTGTGCCTTCTTTGGCGAGGTCCTTGCCAACAGACTCGGCTTGCGCCTCCTGCATCTTCGACTTCGGAACGTCGCGGTATTGGAGTGCAGAAGCACCAACAGCAGGTTGCGGTGGAGGCACCTCAGCTTGTTTCAGTCCGCCAGAACCGAGGAGATTCTCTATCGCCTTCAGTGTCGCCTGCTGCGTGCCTGGATTGGGATTGGCGCGGTAGCGAGCTATGAGTCGCTTGAGCAGCTCCTTGTCCTCCGGGCCGAGCCCTGAGACGTCGAACGAGAAACCAGCCGCAGCATCCCCCGTTCCGGTAGCCGGAGCTTCGAGGGTCTCGCCTGTGCCACCTTGCGAAGGAAGAGGCACGTTTCCCGGTCGCTGTGCGTAGAGCGAGCCAGCCACGGAAGGATTGCTGAGGATGTGCTGCTGGATCACGGCGTCGGCCTGCTGCTTGGCATAGGCCTCGGGGTTCTGCATTTTCTGTTCGGTCGCCGCCTTGAATGCTTCGCCATAGACCTTGGCATAGACGCCCTCCAGCGCCTTCGGCACCACGGTCTGGCCGGTCAGCCGATTCACGCCGACTCCGCCGATGTTCATCAACGGATTGAGTGCTGCATGGGTCAGCTGCGTAAGCATGCCAGCGCCGCCTTCGGCTTCTTTCTGTCTAGCCACGATGTCGTCGTACATCGCCTTGGTGGCGAGCATCTCGCGCTTGGCGACCGACTCTCGCTGCGTATTGCCCCAATCTTCCAACGCCTTGAACATGCTCGGCACGATGGAGTTGGCGTCCAGCGGACGTTGCGCCTGCGCGCCGCCCGCCATCATCACCTGCCACGGAGCGCGAGTGTCGACGCCTGCCGTGCGGACGGCGTTCTGGTATTCCTGCAACGCACCGCGTCGCTCTTCGCCCGTCGGAGGAGGATTTGCCCGGCGTGCCGAGACGATGTTTTCCAGCATCTGACCCATCAGGTCTTGCACATCAGCCATCTTAGGCTCCTCCGCCGGAAGCTCCAGCACCAACGAGGTTGATCAAGGCCAGCAGGTCAGTCAGGGCGCTGCTGGCGGCGGGATTGCTTGTATTTACTACGGTGTTGGCGCCCTTGTACATTCCGGTTATGTCAGGCATCATCTTGCTCAGCGCGCCCATCATGTTGATCGGGGTGGTGAGTTGGGCTTGCCAATCCTTGTACGATGCGTCCATGCCGGCCTGCGTATTCAGTCGCTGCTGCTCTTCCAGCTCGTATTGCTTGGCGAGGTCGGTCCATGCTTGACCTTGGCCTGCCAGGGCACCGGTCGTCTGCGCTTGCCCGCCCTGCGTACCGAGCTGGCCCCAGTTGAGGTAGTCCTGCGCAGCTTGGTTGTATGCCTGCAACCCGGCAGTGGCTTGTTGGCCAAGAATGGCGTCTTGCGTGTCGCGAATACCGCGATTGAGAAACTCGGCGTTGCCAGACGACCCGAATAAACCAGACCCCGTAAAGGTGCGATTCACGTTGGGCATTATCTTCTCGGTCAGGTTCTGATTGCCGCGCCGTGCGATCTCATCCAGCACGCCCGTCAGATAGGGATTCAGATGCTGCTGCATCTGGTTGGGGTCCCACTGCGAAGACTGCTGAACCTGATTCATGCCGGCTTGGAACGGTGCTTGCCACTGGCCCGCCGTGCCCGGCGCTTGGCCGATGAGGTTCTGCTGCTGCGTAGTCAGTCCAGCGGTCAATGGGCCAGAATACCAGTTGTTGCCGAGGTTGGCGACATTAGTCAGTGCGCCTGACATAGCGTTGCCGAACTGCTGAGCAGTCTGGTCTGCCCACAATGGGGTTGCGGGCTGTGCTGTAGTCGTGGTGTCAGCCATCACTTGGCTCCTTTCATGTAGGCTTCGGGCGACTTGGCCTTGGGCGGGATCTTGTTGGCGGGAGCCGACCGCTTGTGACGGCGGATGTTCTCACGCATCTTGTCGAGCACCGCTGCGCCAGCAGCGTTGTTGCCGTCTCCAAGCGCGGCGACGCTGTCGGCATCGAAGACGTACTCGCCATCACTCAACAGCGCAGGGATCTTGTCATCCTGGCCCTTGGTGCCGCCCGCTGCATAGCCGCCCATCGAGGGGCCAGCGGTGTTGTTGGACATGCGGCTCAGGGCTCCGCCCTCGGCGCGACGGATTGGCTGGTTCCAGGTCGGCGTCACGTTCTGTCGCGGAGTGGATGGTGTCGCGCCCATCACATTGCGCATCTGCGGACCGGCGAACGCCGTCGGATTGAGCGGCGCATTGAAGGCCGGCGAGCGGAGAGCGGCGACGTTGGAGGCGTTCTGGCTAGCCTGATTGTTGCGCTGGTCGCGAGCCGCGAGCCAGGAGAGCAGCCCCAGAGCGCCACCAGCGACATTGTCCGGGATGCCGAGTAGGCGACTGAGCCCGGAGCGTGCTGTCGAAGACAAACTTGAGGTGTTGCTGGGCAGGTAGGAGCGCAGCCAGTCGAGGCCGGTGGCAGGATCTCCGTATTGAGTAAATCCAGGCGTGCCAGCTCGATTGAACAACTCTTCGACCAGCGACTCGTACGACTGTCCAATGTTGTTGAATCCTGGCGTACCAGCATTGTTGAATAGGTCGACAATCGATGGATCAGCAAATTCGGTTCCGACGCTGGACGCCGCCTGCCCAACCCCCTCGCCGCCGAGTTCAAGACCTTCGAGGCCAGGAAGTGCGCCGCTGGCAGCATTGCCGAGCAAGTCAAGTCCACCAGCACCTTCCGTGATGCCGCCCCACCCGGCAAGGTCAGCCCCACCCATGCCCGCTGCGCTCAACCCTGCATCCAATGCCCCAGCACCGGCCTCAGCGGCACCAAGTGATCCAGCCCAATCGCCAATCGCACTTGCGACACCGGGTAGTGCGCCTATCGCCCCAAGACCTCCGAGGAAGACCCCAAGCCCTGTCAGGGGGGATTCCCAAATGTCCCCCTGAGAAGGTCCGGGATTGGTAAGGGTCTGCAATGGCTCTCCATATTTGCTGGCATAGGAAGACATTTGACTTTGATCCATACGGCGTGACAAATCCCATGTACCACTGTCATAAACTTGCCCTCCACCAGATATTTCTACGTTGCCTCCAGGAGTATGATAATACCAATATCCATCATTCAGTTTTTGCCATGACCCGCCGGAAGGATCGCCGTATATGCCTATTTGTGACCCAGCCGGATAATCGGAATTTGTACCGCCCCCTGGAAAAACAGCTTTATCGTAAGTTGGTGTAGGAGCACCCCAGTAATTGCCAAACTCACTGTTGATGTAGGGTACATCCCACTGCGCCTCTGGGAGAAGCGCCGCCTGCCATGTCTGCATCCCGCTCGATGGGTCAGTTGTCCAAGTTCCCATGCTCAGCTCCTCAAGTCTCCGGGTTCGGTATGAAGCAGTACCCGACCCATTTCAAAGTGTCCGCCGGTCGTGTTTGACCTGAATTTTAGCCTGATTTCCCGTGTCTGCGTGCGGAGATCGATGCGCTCCGTGCTGCTGTCGAAGACCTCAGGCGTGGTCTCAGTTTCTGCGCCTTGCGCGAACTCACGTCCAACGACGCTGACTTCCATGTCGCCTTCCAGTATGAAATCCGGCTCGATCCGCACCAACCGCGTCCAGCGGTTCAGGCCGGTGATGTCGTTTTGTTTCGCGCCGCCCGTCGGCAGACCGAAGTCGGCGGTCAGGGCGTAGCTGTCGATGGCGTTGGTGAAGTCGCCTTCCACGGCGTCCGTGCCTTTCTCGTGCAGATATAGCCCGTACAGATTGGTGACCGTAGCCACAGCACCCGTCGCGCCGCCTGTCAGGTCGGTGAGCGTCTCGCCAACCTCCAAAAAGACGTCGTCCTGCGACATGTGGACATAGTAGGTCGAGCTGATTTTGTCGACGATCGTTCCAGAAGCGCCGCTCGTGCTGCCAATCACCTGATCATTGATGTCGAACGTGCCTGCAACACCGGAGAGCGTGATAGCGATCTCGGTGGAGGACTCCGTCGGGTTGGCCATGACCGGGTACTTGAACACTTGGGAGTAGAACCCTGCCGAGCGGGTCAAAGCATTGTCGTACCAGATGCCTTCCCGCACGTTGTAGATGACGCAGTTGGTACATTCCGTTGCGTCGCCGAACGGGAAGTACCAATGAATCTCACCGAAGCGCGGGATCTTCATCGCCCACACCTTCTGGCGCTGCTCGTAGTTCAAATTGTCGAAGAACCAGTTGATGTTCATCTGATTCGGCAGCTCCTTGACCGAGGAACCGTCGCACATCAAAAAGCGATCGATCCCGAGCCAATAGTAGACGTTGTCGTACTCGATGACCGAATTTTGCGCCAAAATTGAAGATTGCGCTGATAAATGTGTGAATTTAAACAGCGTCGTGCCTCCGGCGTAGTCCATCCGCAGGACGGAATCCAGCGACCAGAGCAGAGCGCCGGGACCGGAACCTGAGCGCAGCGGGAGCCCCTTGACGAGCTTCGCCCCGGTGATGCGGCCACTGCCCGCGTCGCCCGTGGTCAGCACGGTTGGTTGATTGGCGTCCGACCACTGCAGGTAGCCGTCAGAGCTCATGAAGAAGGCATAGGGAGCCACACAGAACACGCCGCCGGAAACGCCGTTCCCCGAGGGACCAATTGCGCCGACAGACGTGAAGGCTGCAGAGCCGTTGGCATCGCCGTAGTAGCAGAGCTTCTCGGTCGTGTCGTCGATGTTCGCCAACGAGGTCGAGGCATGGGCCAAGACCGCCGTTGTCGTGCCTCCGGAATTGTAGAGCGTGTCCGTTGACCAGATGTAGTTGGTGTCGGTGGAGAAGCCTGCCGGGGAGCGGTCAATGAGCGAAGAGCCGAGTCCGTTGTTGTCCACTAGCACCATCTCAATACCGAAGTAGGAGAAGGCGTAGATCGCGTTCATCGCCGCTCGGGACCAGACCCGTGCCGCACGGATGGGGCCGTGCATGCGCTCCGTGACCCGCTGGTAGCCTCCCATCTTCTTGAGGCGACCACGTTGGAATCGTACCCATTGGCCGTCATTGAATTGGTCACCGTCCAGTGCCGTGCCGTCGCGCTTGATGCCGGGCAACGAGGTGACTTGGAAGAGTTGCTTGATTTCGGCCATTTAGATCACCTGCTCATGCCAATTCATTCCAGCGCGGACGTTCGAGGTTCCAGAGGTTGCGGTACAGACAATCGTCACCGGCAGTTGCGTCGCAGCCAGCGCGTCGATCTTGCTCAGCACCACAGGGTTGCGGAAGTCTTCTTGAGCGGACACAGAGCTACGAACCGAACCAGACCCGGACAATACCTCACCAGTGTAGACCGTTCCACCACCAACGATAGCAGTGGCAGAGATGTCGTACTCGGCAATGGAATTTTCCGGCACTGCTGTTCCGGTCCCAGCGCCTACACCTGTAGCCACGAAGGAAACGCCAACCGTATTGGCCGATGCACCAATCAATGTGTAGTCTGTAGTGCCCACTGTCAGGATTTTGTACCTGATGCCGACGACAAATGAGCCAGCCGTTATGGGGTTTCCAACAGGGAGCCAACTAGCGCCGGTCAGTGTGCCGCCAATCACGACCTCGTAAATGCTGCTGTTGGTCGAGGCGGTAAGCCAGTAGTCCTCGATCTCGATGTGTCCACGATTGGTCAGTCCACTGAACGTCGCCGCTGGACGAATGCTGAACACCGGGCGGCGAGTCGTTACGCCGATTGCAGTGGTGCCGGGGTTGATCGACTGTGGGAAGCCGCGAGCCTCATCCGCACCTTCTGATTGCACGGAGCAGCACACGAAGTTGATCGTACCACCAGCCACTGCGCGAGTTGTCTCCAGATAGAAGCCGTTGGCGTGGTCGAAGTAGCCTGCCCGCGCTTTGCTCTCCGCTGCGCCCGTGTTGCGAATCTCATAGCGCACGGGGAGGTTGAACGTCTGGGTGTAGGGTACTGTCAGCACATTGGCGTGCAGGAACTGGTGCGCCGGGTAGAGCCGCCCATTGATGTCGAACCCCATGATCACGCGCCCGACGCCCAGCCACTGCGCCCCGATGAACAGAATCTGCGTCTTGGTCAGGTCGAGCGTGATGCCGGAGGGGTTCTTGGTGCCTGCACCGAAAGTGTCGATGTTCCAATTGGCTTGTGAGACTTCTTCCTCGACCGCCGCGCCACTGGTGCTGGTGCGTCGCACCAACTTCGCCGTGGCGTTGGCACCGCTGGCGAACACGCCTGTCTGCAACACCAAGTGAGCGAAGCCGGGGATGTACCGCACATACTGGCGAGATTGGAGAATCGAGTAGTCGCCGTTGGTCGTGCTGACCGTGATGGGTACCATCCGCGTGTCCGCGTTTCGCGGTCCGACAGCATTGCTGCCGTTGGTGACTGAGCCGTTGGGCGCGAGGATCGTCGGCAGTGTGCCGTTCGCCGTGGCGTCCCATGTACGCAGGGTGTCGAGTCCGTACTCCTGCTGGGAGTCGAACAGCCGCTTGGCCTGTGACACGCGCAACCGCTGGAAAGCATCCAGCGCAGGCGAATCAGCAAACAGAATGCTGTTCGGTGTATAGCTCATATGAACACCCACCCGCCAGAGACAGCCTTGAACCTCAACGCCGTGCCCTGGATTTCGATGTAGACACTCGTCTCGCCGTAGACAGTGTCCGAGCCGCTCAGATTGACAGTGACTGGATCGGTGCCGGTCATGATAACCTCGAACTCGCGACCATTAGCCTTGGAGAGCGGCATGGTCAGTGTCTCTCCATTGGGGCAGTAGAGGAACAGGTCAGACTCGGTGACTGTGTAAGGGTCCGAGGGCGGCGCGCGAAAGGTCGCCGCGAGCTGTGCTTGCACTACCGTGTCGTGCGTCCGCAAGCGGTCAGCAAGATGGTAGTGCAGCAGGGTGTCCCCGGCACCGGTCAGTTGCTGTTCTTGGAAAGAATCGAGCGCCATGATCACATGTAGCTGATGTTGACGGAGCCTGCGTCGAAGGTGTCGGTGCCGCTGATGGTGGTGATTCGCACCCGGTCTAATGTTGCCGTAAGCGTCTTTCCCCCGGCACCGGCAAACAGCCTGTCACTTACGCCGCCCAACTGGTAGGTCATCGTCCAAATGTTATTGCTTGAGTCCAACAAAGTCAGCGTCATGGTTCCGCTAACTTGTCCGGCGGCAGAATTCATCAAAGTGGCAAACCCAGTCCCTCCCCCGTTGGTTACAGCACCGGGTTGATTGTCTCTCTGATAAGAATAGGTCTGTACATAACCACTTGTCTCGATCCCGCCTGAATCACCAATCTGGACCATGATGTTATCAGTTCCACTCACACTCACAGCATTAAACATCACATTGATCTGCTTCGTGCCCGCAGGAATCGAAGTGAAGTCGATCGACGTTCCGGAGGTCGTGGCTTGCGGGGTGGCGAGCGTCAGTCCGCTGCTCGTCGGGGTGAACCACTCAGGAGCAGTGGCCCCGGCGTTCATCCGGAGTTGTTGACTCGCGGTGCCTTTGGCGATGGCTGCGACGACGCCAACACCGGTCGCCGTGAGAAGGTCGCCCTGCGCCAAGGTCAGCGCTGCCAAGGTATTGAGGTTCGCCCCTGCCTTGACATCCAGCGTGGTGCCGTCAGTGCCGGTAAAAGTCAGGGTGTTGGTGGCTGCAAATGTCTTTCCGTCTGTCAAGGTCAGGGTCGCGCCTGTCGCCGGTTGGGTGAAAGTCAGCTTGTTGATGCTGGTCGCCGTCGCAACCCCAAGCACTGGCGTCACAAGTGTCGGGCTGGTTGCGCGCACTGGAGCGCCAGAACCGGTAGCGGCGGTCCAGACGGGCAATGCCGCAGCACCACCACCGACGAGGATTTCAGTCGTCGCGCCTGCGGCTAGCGTTTGTTGAACTCCTGTCGCCGTGGTGCCTGCTGCTAGGAGGCCGTAGGCCGTGGTGCTGGTCGCGCGCCCCGTGCCGCCTTCTGTTACCGCGAGCGGTGAGACAAGTTCCAACCCCGTGGTCTCGAAGCTGCCGATCTCTACGCCGTTAGCAGACAAGCCAACACCATTGACGCCCTTGAGGAAAATGCCGGTGTTAGTGGAGGCAGAGAAGTTGATCGAGGGAGTCGCTGCGCTGCCTGCCGGATAGCTAACGGCACTCGTCGCCGCTGCGCTCTGTGCCGCAACGACGTTGGTGCCGTCACAGATCACAATGACGCGCTGAGATTGAGTAACACTTGCCCCAGTGCCCGCTGCCGTCTTGATGGTGATCGTCTGCGCCGTGCTGATGGCTGATTGCGTGTAGTAAACCGCCACCGTGTTCGGCACGATGATCGTTACAGCGGCTCCGGGATTGCCGGTGAAGGTCAGCAACTTGTTGGAGGCCTCGGAAGCGGACAACGTGAAGCTGCCTGCCGCGCTGACATCCTTGACCAACTGGCTGAACTGGTAGAGCACGGCACGGCCATAGCCGACGGTGTACCACGCCGCGCCGGAACAAACCAGCATGAGGGACTCACCCGGCTGAATGCCCAGCGTCGAAGCCCCGTCGATCAGCTCCGCGCCGTCCGGATTGATGGTCGCTGTTCCCGTGCCACCATTGCGGAGGAACAGGAAGAAGTTGTCCGCCGCCGTGGCCACAGCAGGAAGCGCTACGGTCGCCGTGCCGCCTGTCAGCACCAAGGTCTTGGCCCGATAAGTCACGTCCACAGTGACAGTGGAGTTGGCGTCCGTGGTCACGGGGGATGCTTGGTTGAGCGTCGAGCCGGAAGCCATGAGCCCGTACCCGACGAGGGTGGCAGCATCAACAGCACTAGTGCCTACACCATAAGCAATCAAGCCCCAAGTGCCGGCAGCAGTGGCGTTGGAAGTCAGGTAGAAATAGCTCGCCGCGCCCGCCGAGACCGTGCCGATCGTCCCGCCGCCATTGTCTTTGATCGTGACGCTCTGCGCGCCGACGTTGCGGATGAGAATGTCTTCCCCGGTGCTCACCTGCGTGGCGTCCGGCAACGTGAGACTGAGCGACCCCGCCGTCGCGGTCAGGTCGATAAGCTTGGAAGTTGTGTCGCCGCCTGTCGAGTTGTAGGGCCACTCCAGTGTTGTATTTGCGCTGATCGACAACGCCTGATAGCCGTACTGCGAAGGCGGAACGGTGTCGTTGCCGAAGGTGTTGTTGTAGGTCGTCATGCTCAGCTCCTCACGGCGGCTGCATCGGGCCGCTGTCGTTTCTCATCTTCCTTGCCCAAAGCGAGCAGGGCTCGGTCATACAGCGCCTGGAACTCGGGGATCCGCTCGCTGGTCTTCAGGAACGGCATTGCCTCCATCAGCGAAGCAAACAGCAGCAGCTGCGGTGCATACTGCGTGGTCCACGACACATTATTTACATCGTCCAGCGGCTCAGGGCGCTCATGATACAGAATCTGCGCGTCGTAGTTGGCGACGGGTACAGGAGCAAAGAACCAGTACTCGTACATCTCGTCGGCGTAGTAGCGCGGCACGCCCGTCGAGCTGGTCGGGTTGAACGCCTTGCAGTACTGGAACGCACGCGCTTGAAGGAACTGCACCTCGCCGCCAACGGTGATAGAGAAGCTCTTTGTTTCCCGCCACCGCTCCGGCTTGGCCAGCGTCGCGCCGTTCAGGGTCGTCGTGACATCACGTATGTAGCCCAGCCCTCGAACTTCGGACGCGAGGCGATTTTCCGCCATCATTATGAAACGCGGGACCTGCGTCGTGAAAGGCGTGTCGTTGCGCTCGCAGTAATTTTGTATGTCTTCAACCAAAGACTGGTAGGTCATAGCTTCAGCCATTTTTCTTCCTTCCGCGCACCCATCCTTCTGGAATTGATAAGCAATTTGCTTGTCGCTTTGATTCTTTTCCGTTGGTCACCCAGACAGTTCCTTTTGTGCAGCCCAAGAAATGATCAAGCGTCAAAGGGCGCTTATATTTGCTGCGTCCAAGACGCCACCCAATTTGCATTTCGTGCTCAAAGCACAAGAAGTCTTCACTTCCATTCGTTGCCCAAATTCTACCTGACAAAGCAGCAGATATTTTTCGGCCAACGCCTGGAAGTTTTGCAGAATTATTTTCTCCAAGTTGTCTTTTGGATATTTTTGCACCTAGAGTCGGCGGACGCTTCCAAAGTCTACTTTTACTCCTAATCTTTTCTTTTGTTTCTTTGGTGTGTACGTAGCCAGATTGTCCTTCTCCGCCATCGCTCATATTTGTTAGAACAAAGCCTTCTTCTTTCAAAAAACTAACAAGTTCCTTTTCCCCATCAAACGCTGCTTGCTCGTCTAGATTGCTGCGCCACACAATCGCTCTCGTTTCATGCTTCTCAATAACTCTGGAGTGCCATTTATTCCTGTGACCAATCTTGAACCTGTCGCCCTTCCCTTTACCAACATAAAACGGGATCCACTTGTTTTCAACAAGCTTGTCATGTGTGTAAACGTAGAAAATATTTTCCACGGTCACTCCAGATCAACG